GTTACAGACAGATATCACATTACAATACCAGAGGAGATAATCAATGAATTTGATTGGTATGAAGATTTAAAATTAAAATGGAATCTTGATGTTGATGGGACTTATTTAACTGAAGTTGAAGATTGACAAAACCTTCTATATAAGGTATGATATGAACATAACAAAAACAAATTATGGCTAAAGGATTTACAGTAAAGGCAAAGACACCTGCGATTAACAAATCAAATACACCAGAGTGGGACTATAATAAAGCACGAGAAATGGTAAAAGGCAAATCAATTGTCTTTTGTCTACCAGGTCGAGGAGTATCTTACGTATATTTAAAAAATTTCGTTCAATTGTGTTTTGATTTAGTACAGTCAGGAGCAAGTATACAAATATCACAAGATTATTCATCAATGGTCAATTTTGCCCGTTGCAAATGTCTAGGTGCAAACGTCCTTCGAGGTCCAAATCAAATTCCATGGGATGGAAAACTCAATTATGACTATCAGTTATGGATTGATTCTGATATTGTCTTTAATACAGAAAAGTTTTGGCAACTGATTCTTATGGATAAAGACATTGCAGGTGGATGGTATTGTACCGAAGATGGTAAAACCACTTCTGTAGCACACTGGTTAGAAGAAGATGACTTTCGAAGCAATGGTGGTGTGATGAATCATGAAACAATTGAAAGTATGTCAAAGAGAAAGAAACCTTTCACAGTTGATTATACAGGTTTCGGATGGTTATTAATTAAAAAAGGTGTATTTGAACATGAACAAATGCCTTATCCATGGTTTGCACCGAAGATGCAGGTTTTCGAATCAGGTGAAGTACAAGATATGTGTGGAGAGGACGTATCATTCTGTCTTGATGCCAAGGATGCAGGTTTTGAAATATGGTGTGATCCAAGAGTAAGAGTCGGGCATGAAAAAACCAGAGTCATTTGACCTTTATACAATCAAATTAAAAGGAAAGGAGGTATTTTCAGACCTATCAGAATCTGAATACCTCGAACGCATGCAAGATTATGCGATTGAATTCTATCAAACAGGTCATCCAACAACTGATGAACTTGAAACTATTATTACAAGGAGTGATTTAAATGGCAAAGATTAAACAGGGAATCGGAGGAGGCACTTATGTTGACTCAACTCCGAAAAAAACTCGTCAAGGATCGGGAAAACACACTAAATATTCGGCAACTTCTCGTAATTTGTCTCGTAAAAAGTATCGAGGACAGGGAAAATAAACAGGGCACTCAGAAATGAGTGCTTTTTTTATGCAAAAAACACGTATAAATAAATAAAAAACTTAGTTGATGACAATTTCAAGGGTATCAAGGTCATTTAGAGACATAAGTTTGTCTTTTCAACCCCACCCAGTCACAAAAGACTTACCAATTTTAAAAAACGAAAGTGCAATTCGACGTTCTGTTCGTAATATTGTGCAAACAATTCCGACTGAAAAGTTTTTTGACTCAAATTTTGGGTCTGATGTGTACGATAGTCTTTTTAATTTTGTAGATTATGGTACTTCATCAATTATTCAAGACCAAATTCAAACTTCAATCCGTAATTTTGAACCAAGAGTTGAAAATGTAGTGGTTTTGGTAACACCATCACCCGATGTAAATACATTTGAAGTGATTGTGAGTTACGATATCATTGGTCAACAGTTCCCAACACAAGAATATTCGTTCATATTAGAGGCAACTAGATAAAAACATGCCCTTTACTAAATTTTCAAATCTAGATTTCGATCAAATTAAAACTTCGATCAAAGATTATCTCAGAGCAAACTCAAAATTTACTGATTTTGACTTTGAGGGATCGAACATGTCGATTCTGATTGATACATTAGCATATAATACTTATATTACAGCATTTAATTCAAACCTTGTCGTAAATGAGTCCTTTCTCGACTCGGCAACTGTGCGTCAAAATGTTGTATCACTTGCAAGTAACATTGGATATACACCTCGATCTAGAACCGCATCGACAGCACAGGTAGATTTGAAGATTACACTTCCAAATGATTCAAATTCAGTCACAACAACACTATCATTAGAACCAGGATTAGTTTGTACTGGGACTGTATCTGGAACATCCTTCATATTTTCGACTGTTGATAGGATTACGGCATCCGTTGTTAACAACGAAGCAACTTTTTCGAACCTAAGTATAAGTCAAGGAGTATTTTTAACTAAAAAATTCGAATATGATGGGTCACTTGATCAAAGATTTATCTTAAATAACGAAAATATTGACACTTCAAAGATTCGTGTATACGTGAGTAACGATATTTCCCAATTAGGATTTGAATATTTACCAGTAAACAACATAATTGACGTTAAATCAACATCAAGAATTTATTTTGTGCGTGAAGTCCAAGATGAGAGGTATGAGATTCGATTTGGTGATGGTATTTTTGGAAAAAAACTCGGATCTGGATCAAATGAGGACGGAGTTTTCATTACAGTTCACTATATGACAACTGATGGCATCGATGGAAACGGTGCAAGAGACTTTACATACTCTGGAATTGTAAAAAATCAAAATAAAGTAAGTGCAACCATTGAAAATGCCACTGTAACCACGATAGAATCCTCTCAGAACGGTGCAAACATTGAACCTGTAGATTCTATTAAATATTATTCTCCATTAATCTATTCGGCACAGAATCGTGCTGTAACAGCACGAGATTATGAAGCAATTATTCGCAGTATTTACCCAAATACTGAATCTGTTTCTGTTGTTGGTGGTGAAGAACTTGATCCTCCCGAATTTGGAAACGTTTTAATCAGTATAAAACCAAAAAATGGTAATTCTGTTTCAAATTTTGATAAAACTAATATATTATCGAAATTAAAGCAATTTTCAGTCTCTGGAATTAATCAAAAAATTACCGATTTGAAGATATTGTACGTTGAAATCGATTCAAGTGTATATTTTAATGATTCATTTGTCACAAATGTCAATACTTTAAAATCAGATGTGGTAAATAGTCTTTTAGAGTACTCAAGATCAACAGATTTGAATAAATTTGGTGGTAGATTTAAATATAGTAAGGTTTTACAAATTATTGATGGAACAGATCAAGCAATTACATCAAATATTACAAGAATTACCATTAGAAGAGATTTACAAGCATCTGTAAATCAGTTCGCACAGTATGAATTATGTTTTGGTAATCAGTTTCATGTAAATCCAAGAGGATTTAACGTAAAATCTACAGGATTTAGAATACCTGGTGTATCATCAACTGTATATTTGACAGATGTTCCAAAACCAGACCTAAAAACTGGAACACTTGCAATAGTCAAGATAGTAGATAGTTTAAATTCAAGAGTTATCATTGGAGATGCTGGAACAATTGACTACATTAAAGGTGAAATTATAATATCAACAATAAATATCATCTCAACAGAAAAAGAAAACGATATTATTGAAGTACAAGCGTTTCCAGAGTCAAATGATGTGATTGGATTGAAAGATTTATATCTTTCATTAGACATTTCAAAAAGTAACATAAATATGGTGAGAGACGTAATTGCATCTGGTGATGAAATCTCTGGTGTCAAATTCACTAAAGATTTTTATACATCTAGTTATTCAAACGGAAAGATAATCAGAGAATAATATGATACAAACAGGAATTGAAAGTAGAATCAAAATCCAAGATATAATATCAAATCAACTTCCAAGTTTTATTTTGGATGAAAGTCCTGAAGCTGTAGATTTTTTAAAGCAATATTATATTTCTCAGGAATATCAAGGTGCACCCACCGATCTTTCTGAAAATTTAGATCAATATCTAAAATTAGACAATTTAACTCCTGATGTTATAGTTGATAACTCCACAACAGTTGGTATTGTTACAATTGGTGCTGAAACAATCAAAGTTAATAGTACGAAAGGATTTCCTAAAGAATATGGGTTACTGAAAATTGATGATGAAATTATTACTTACACTGGAGTTACCACAGATTCGTTTACAGGATGTATTCGAGGTTTTAGTGGAATTACTTCATATCATCAATCTTTAAATAAAGAAGAATTAATATTTTCAACTTCAGAAGTTAATCCACATGATTCTGGTGTCAATATTCAAAATTTAAGTTCATTATTTTTAAAAGAATTTTATAAACAAACTAAAAAAACATTTACACCAGGATTAGAAGAAGCAGATTTTAATAAAAATCTTAATGTAGGTAATTTTATACGAGAATCAAAATCTTTATATGAAACAAAAGGAACAGACAAGTCTTTTGAAATATTATTTAAGGTTCTTTATAATGAAACCCCAGATATTTTAAATTTAGAAAATAATTTACTTAAACCATCAAGTGCAAATTATATAAAAAGAAGAGTTGCAACAGCTGAGGTAATTTCAGGAGATCCTTTTAAATTAAGAGGTCAATCGATTTTTAGATCTAAATTAAACAACACTGACATTAGTGCCTCCGTATCAGAAGTTGAAGCTTTTACTAGAGTTGGTGTTGGAACTTTTTATAAATTCCAATTATTTGTTGATGATACAGGATCAGTTGATATTTTAAATAATTTCATTATAATTCAAAACACTAAAGTAATTGATCCTGTTTCAGCTGGATCCTCAATTATTACAGTCGATTCAACTGTTGGATTTGATACCTCAGGAATAATTTTATCAGGAATTAACACAATATCATACACTGACAAAACAGTTAATCAATTTTTAGGTTGTAGTTCAGCATTTTCAAATTCATTCAACAATCCAATTAATTCTTCAGATAATATAAGATCTGATGATTTTTATTTTGGATATGAGAATGGTGATACATCTAAAATAGTTAAATTAAGATTTACTGGAGTTTTATCAAAATTCGTACAAACAGAATCATTAATTGTTGATGAAAATGATATAATGTCAGTTAAAAGTCTTGGTGATAATGTAGAAAATCCAAAGACAAATAAAACTTATAAACAGATATTTTCCAATTCATGGATTTATAATACATCATCTTCTTATCAGTTGCAAGAAGATGATGAAATTTCTAATAATGATAGTGGAGATTTGACATTAAATGTTTTAAGTCCAATTGATAGGTCTAGTTTGAAAAAAGGTGATCAAGTTGAACTTATATCTTTAAATGGAACAGTTTTATATCCAACTCCAAATACAGACATACCTTATGTAAAAGAGGAGATAGAAAATGGTTCATTATCCGTAAATTTAAATAATTTTGATACAGGAAATATATCACTTAAAAATACATCTATTAGAAGAAAATTACAGAAAGCATCTAGTTCTAATACACCAATAAAATTTGGTAATGGAACGGTAACTTCCGATATACAAAATGTGTATTTCTCAGATGAAGATAATTGTGCATATGTAGCATCAAACTCTTTACCAGGAATTAATCAATCTGTAATAAATGATCCAAATAGTTCTCTTGATAGTAATACAGGAACATCATTAGGTTTTAAATTTAATAAAGAAATAAAAACAAAAATTAAATCCTCTTTTATCAATATTTCGAATAATATTGGAGGTTTAGAAGATGTTGTAGATTCAGATAATCAAACTTTTTCAACAATTAAATTTAATGATACAATTGATCTTGAAACTGGAGATAAAATACAATATTCCACCTCAGGAGAACCATTATTCGGAATTGAACCAGGAATTTATTTTATAAAAAAAGATGATTTAAAAATTAAGTTATATGCATCAAATGCAGGAATTGAGAGAGACCAATTTATTCCAATTGGTATTGGTTCAGGAGCAAATTCAACACATACATTTACTTTATTTTCTCAAAAATCAGGAGTTATCGGTCCCCAAAAATTATTTAAGAAATTTCCCTTATCTACAAACTTAGAAAATGGATCTAAAGTAAAAACAATTTCTGGTGGAACAGGAATGTTGATTAATGGAGTTGAGATATCAAATTACAAATCACCAGACAAAATAAAATTTGGACCTTTAGAATCAATTTCAATATTAAACTCAGGGCAAGATTATGATGTTTTAAATCCACCAAATATCACTGTCTCTACAGGAATAGGAACCACAGCATTAGTTCAACCAGTAATTTCTGGTAAAGTAACTAATATTAAAATTATACCTCAAAAATTTGATATAGAAAAAATAGTTTCAATTGGTATAACTGGCGGAAACGGAAGTGGATGTGTTTTAGAACCAATTATTGGTGAAAGATTTAGAGAAGTTACCTTTAATGCTTTTAATAGTACAATTGGTTCTAATCAATTGTTAACTAGAGGTGGTATCAACACGACATCAGGTGATGATATGGGAAAAATAACTTTCACATCTGAACATAACTTTAATGATGGTGAAAGTATAATTTACGATACTAATCAAAATAAAAATGTAAGGAAATTTCCTGTAGGTGGAGGAAGTACAATTTTATCTAATTTGAGTCAATATTATCCAAAAATTATTAATTCCACAACAATTAAATTATTTGAAACTCCTGAAGATGCTGCAGTAGGGATAAACACCATTAAATTTGAAAGTTTAACTGATGGTGGTGTTCAAATATTTAAAGTAATACAAAAAAGAGCTTTGATTGATATTAAAGTTATTGATGGTGGTAAAAATTATACAAACAGAAAATTATTTGTAAAACCCTCAGGAATATCAACAAATTTTAATAGTGTTAATTTTAAAAATCATGGATTTAATAATGGAGATATAATTGAATATTCTTCAGTAGTTGGTCTTGGAAGCACTCAACCAACTAACATTACTGGGTTATCAACAAGTAAAAAATATTTTGTTTTAAAAGAAAATGATGATTCTTTTAAATTATGTGATGCTGGTATAGGTGGCACAATTACAACCAATTTTACGACAAAAAATATTGTTGGACTTGGAACTACTTCGGGAACTGGATATCAACAATTTAAATATCCTGACATAAAAGGGTTCGTTAATTTTATTCAATCTGGATTATCTACAGTTGGTGTGGCATCAATAATATCTGGTGATGTTGATCCAGAATCTATTGAAATTTCTCCAAGTGTAAAGGGATCCATAGTTGATATGTATTTGTATGAAAATGGAACTGGTTATGGATCGACAGTTGCAAATATTGATAAAAAACCAATAATTAAAGTTATAAATGGAAGAGATGCTGCTTTAACTCCAATTATATCAAACGGAAAAATTGTTGATGTTAATATTCAATTTGGTGGATTTGAATATTTTTCTTTACCTGAATTAGTGATAAATGATCCAACTGGTAAAGGAAGTGGAGCAGTTTTAATACCAACCATAGAGAATCAAATAATAACTAATGTGACAATATCTAATCCTGGAATTGGTTATTCAACAGATTCAAATATATCAGTAATATCATCAGGTCAAAATGCAAAATTTGATGTAGATATTAGAGAATTAACAATTAATAACCAATTAAAACTAGGATCAGAACAATTAGTTGATACTGAAAACAATTTAAAATATACAGTTTCAGGTTATGAACCAGCTTTATTTGGTGATAATTCGTCAAATATTTCAGGAATAATCGGATGGGCATATGATGGTAATCCAATTTACGGACCATTTGGTTTAGTAAATCCAAGTGAAAGTGCATCTAATCCAATATCAGGTACGAAAAAGTTAGAATCAGGATATAAGATTGATTCATCACGAGTTATTAATAGACCAATTGGATTTGCTGATGGGTATTTTGTTGAAGATTATTATTTTGATGAAGCAAATGGTGATTTGGATGAACATAATGGAAGATATGAGAGAACGATAGATTTTCCAAATGGTATCTACGCATATCATGCGACAATCTCTGGTGAAGATGATAAACCATCTTTTCCATATTTTATTGGTGATACATACAGATCAAAACCATTTGAAGAAAACTTAAGCAATTTTGATCAATTAAGTTTTGATTTTAATACATCAAAAGTTTTGAGAAATACTTTTCCTTATAAGTTATCAGAAAAATTTGCAGATAATGACTTTATCACTGAATCAAATGAAATAGAAAATCAACTAATTGAAGTTCAATCAACTTCTGCAGGTTCTATAAAAAATATTAATATACTTAATGATGGTTCTGATTATAAAGTAGATGAATCTTTATTGTTTGATAATACAGGAACAAATGGAAATGGATTATCGGCAAAAATAAGTTCTGTAAAAGGAAAACCTATAACTTCATTACAGACAACAATTAAAGATTTTAATAATAGTTTAATTACGTGGGGTGAAAATAAATTAACTGTTGGAATTGATACTTCAATTATAAATGACTTAAAAAATAATGATGTAGTAAACATTTCTGGAATTTCAACTAATTTATCAAGAATTAATGGATCTTATAAAATTGGTATTACTACGTTTATAACAAACACAATATCTACAATTAGTGCCTCTGACACATCTGGAATTACCACTGAAATTTATGTGTTAAACATCCCTGAATCTGTTTCTATAGGAAGCAGTATAAAAATGGGATCAGAAACTTTAGAAATTTTAAACAAATATGATAATCTTAATATTTTAAGAGTTAAGAGAAGTCCTACTAATTTTGGAATTGAGCATCCAACAAATACTATAATTGAATTTTTACCAGATTCATTTACCATTAATAAAAAAGTTAAATTTTTTGAATCTAGTAAAAGTAAAAAAGTATTCTTTAATCCATCAGAATCAGTAGGATTGGGAACATCAGTAGGATCTAGTTATGATGTTTCATTTAAATTTGCAGATTATGATGTCCAAAGAAGTATACCAACTAAACAAATTTATATTGAAAATCATCCTTTTAAAACTAATCAAAAAATTAACTTTGTACAATTTGGATCAAATACAATATCTATTTCTACAGATACAAATTCAAATACTTTTAATTTACCATCATCTGATTTATATGTCGTAAAAAAAGGAATTAATACAATTGGAATTAAAACAGGAATAGGAACAGATGTTTTTGGTAATGAATATCAAGAAGTATTCTTCCGTAGCATCAATTCCGCAAATAGTGATTTGTATTATTTTGAAAGTGTAGAAGATGCACAAGTTTTATCCAAAGTTCAAAGTGTTAAAACTAAAATTTCAATTTCAACTTCTCATGAGTTAAATGAAAATGATGTTATTGATTTAACTGTTAAACCAAAAGGTAATGCAGGAATAGGATCAGATAAAAAGATAATATTAAAGAGAGATTTATCAACAGGTTATTTATTAATTAATCCTATAGATGTTCAACCCTCAAACATTAATATATCTTCCAATACAATCGGGATTAGTACAAATAGTTTAAAAACAGGTGATAAAATTTTGTACTCTGGAAATGCTTCTGGATTATCAACAGGAAATTATTATGTGTATAAAGTTGATGAAAAAGAAATTAAATTATGTCAAACTCTTTTTGATGCTCTACAACCAATACCAAATGTTGTAGAAATATCCAGCACAGGTAGTTCAGGACAAGTAATAAGTTTGATAAATCCTCAACTTAAACCAACTAGGAATACAGATTTAGTTTTTGATCATACTGATTCTTCCTTAAACGATTACGATTTTAAAATTTATTATGATCAAGAATATAAAAATGAATTTGTTTCTACAGGATCATCCACATCATTTAATGTTTCAACTTCTAATTCAATAACAACCATATCTCATGATGATTCTTTATCTAAAAAATTATACTATAATATAGAAAAATCTGGATTTATATCAACCTCTGATATTGATGTAAATAATTATTCTGAAATTTTATATATTGATAGTGAATATTCAGGATCTTATTTAATATCTGGAGTAGGATCAACAGATTTTAATATATTTTTAAATAAAATACCAGAAAATGTATCTTATGCGAAAACAGAATGTGATGTAGTAGATTACACAACTAAATCAAAAAATGTAAAAGGTTCAATTGATAAAATTAATATTATTTCTGGTGGATCTGGATATCAAAAATTACCTGAGTTTATTGGTATATCTTCTTCTTCATCTGGTAAAGATGCAATTTTATCTGCAGAATCAGATGATGTTGGTAATGTTTCTGAAATTAAAATATTAAATCAAGGATTTGAATTTTCCTCAGATAAAACTTTAGAACCAAGTGCTTTCATATCACCAATTGTTTTCTTAAAAAATTCAAATACTATCGGTGTGGTTACTGTAGTATCTGGTGGTTCAAATTTTGCCGAACCACCAAATGTAGTAATCGTTGATTCTAATACAGGAAATCTAATTGAAAATGGATTTTTACAAGCAAATATGGTAGAAAATACTATATCGTCTGTTGATGTAGTAGAGAGACCTTATGGTTTACCTGATGATACAGTTAAAATTTTAACAACTAATAATACTAATGGAGTAACTATCAGTAAAGTTGATACTGTAAATAATACCGAATACAATATAACTTTAGTAACACCTTTAATAGGATTTTCAATTCCACCGTTCCAAGTAGATGATCAAATTTTTGTTGAAGGTATTGAAAAATTTGGAACAGAAGGATCTGGTTTTAATTCTGAAGATTTAAAATATAAGTTTTTAAGAGTAAAACAAATAATCGCAACAAATCCATTTAAATTTAGAATTGATGCTGGAGAATTAAAAGATGATCAGGGTGTTAGTATAACAAACAATGTTGGTTTGGCAGTAACTATACCAACTAGATTCACATCAGTGGTTAAAAAATCTAAATATCCAGTTTTAATTGCAAATCAAATTGAAGAAGGGTTTAAAATTGGTGAATTTATTCTTAGAGGCAATACCATTACAGATATAAAAATCACATCTAATGAAAAAAATAAAATTAAAGTATCTGGTATAGATGTTAAATTGTTAAGAATAGGAGATGTAATTACAGGTAGAACTTCAGGAAATGTTGCACAAATTTCAAAAATAATTGATAACTTAGGGAAATACACTGTTGATTTTTCATCTACAAAAGATATTGGATGGTCTGATGATATTGGTAAATTAGATTTAGATACACAAGTACTTCCAGATAATGATTATTATCAAAATTTATCTTACTCAGTTAAGAGTTCAATTACTTGGAATGAATTACAAACTCCAGTTAATAATCTATTACACACCAGTGGATTGAAAAATTTCTCAGATACTGGAATTACTTCTTCAAGTAATTTAGGAATAGGATCAGATTCATTTACATCATCAATTGAAGATATTATAGAAGAAAATAGAGTAGATGCCATTAATGATATTGATTTAGTAACTGATAAAGATGTTTTATCAAATGTTGCTAGACTAATTGATTTCAAAAATATTAAATTATCAGATTTTATTAAATGTAATAGCAA